ATGGGAATGAAAAAGAAAAGTTGGTCGGTGGTGTCTTGCAACAAAACTCGTATGTTGCTACCTTCCGTTTGGCAACATACATTGCCACCCAGTTCAAACCCAGTATGGCAAAGACCATCTATCAGATGACTAATGCCAAAAGAGTTCTTGATACATCTATGGGTTGGGGTGATAGACTTACAGGATTCTACGCCTCAGACGCAGAAGTATATTTCGGATGTGACCCCAACCCTAATACTTTCCAAAAGTATCATGATATGATACCATACCTAGAGAAGATGTCTGGTAAGCAAAAGACTGTCCATATGTTTAACTGTGGTGCAGAAGACTTACCATGGGACAGAATCACAGACATTGATTGTGCCTTTACTTCACCCCCATACTTTGCTACAGAAAGGTACAATGAAGGTGGTGATAATGAGGATGCACAATCGTGGAAGAAGTTCTCTGAATACGAGCAATGGAGAGATGATTTTTTTCTACCAGTATCACAAAGAACCTTTGATGCACTATCTAAGGATGGTCATATGATTATCAATATCATGAACCCAAAGGTTAAGAACAAAGTATATCCCTCGTGTGACGAATTAGTAGACCTGCTCAGACCCCATTTTAAGGGTCAGATAGGGATGCGTATCATGCAGAGACCACAGGGTAAGTCTGTATTCAAGGATGAAGAAGGTAACTTCGACAAGGAGCAATTACAGGATTTCTTTGACCAATTGTACATTGAGAACTGTTGGTACTTCGGAAAAGAGGATACTCCAGACATATTTGTGAGGGCAGAAAAAAACAATTTAGATGATTTTTTCGCTTGACATTTCCTGCTAGACTTGTTATTATAATAACATAATGAGAAAGGAACTGATTATGAAAAACAATTTTGAACTAGTTTTTGCTGAGAATTGTGAACCTACCGAAGAGAATGTTCAACGGTTTGCTGATTATTGCATGGACTTCTACGGTGAGAATAATGACGATGCTCTTTATCCTACCGAAGGGTTTACCATGGGAACTGCCATGATTGCTATCAATGAATATTTGACTGGTGATTATGCTTGTTGTGAAGAGAACTTTGAAGTCAATGACTTTGGTATTAAAGTCCCTACTCACTTGTATGGTGGTGGTGATACCATTGACCGTGAGAAAGTTCTTGGAATCTTTTTGGAACAAGGAGAGTAATCATGTGTGGTGCATTTACTGGTGAATATGATTTTGATGGTTTTGTAGTTAAAGAAACCGTCACAGGAAAAATTCTTGCAGGGTTCTTTGACCCCATTGAGAATATCGAAGAAGCAGAAGAACTTCAAGTAAAATTGAAGAATGCTTTTGGTGTTAAAACTATTATAGAAGGATATAATAATGAATAATGCAATGAACGCAAAACATGCTCAACACTTGACTCGCATCCTTAATGTTAAGGTTGCGTTGGCATATTGTGAAGAGTCAAAGATTGAGTGGGGCATTGAATTCTGGTCAGGAGTTCTGAAACGACTTCAGAATAAACGATTAGATGGTGTCAAGTTCCACTAATAAATTGTATAAATAGACATATAGAAGAGGACTTTATATGCCTATTGACAGTACAACAATTACTACGCAACTCAAAGACGATGAGTTGACGAGTAATCTTAACTATCTGCAACCCACTGGTTTCAGATTAGTTATTGATAGAACAAGGTATCCTAACTTAGAATACTTTGCTCAACAGGTAACGCATCCAGGCGCACAATTAAATCCACTGGAGTTACCTGCCAGAAGAATTACATCTGTTCCTTTAGCAGGGGATAAGATAACTTTCAGTGAAGTTGCATTTAATATTATATTAGATGAGAACATGACTGCATACAGAGAAATGTATGATTGGATGATTAGGATAACAAACGAAGGTCAGGTATCGGCAGGGACAAGAGGTGAACAGAAACCCACCTATGCTGATATCACCTTGAGTGTGTTGTCAAGTCATAATAATCAGACCTTGAGATTAAGATACAAAGATTGTATTCCTACTTCTCTTGGTACTATTAATTTTCAGTCAACTACTGGGGATGTCCAGTTCTTGACTTTCGATGCTAGTTTTAGATTTGCTCAATTTGAAATAGTCTAAATACTACATAATTGTTTTATAATGGAGAGTGAATGTTAGATTTAGAAAGTATATTGGCAGAGTGGAAAGAAGACTCAAAGATTGAGATTAACACCCTTGCTGAATGTTCTAAAAATACCCCAGAGTTACATGCTAAGTATCTTGAGTATCATGCACAGACAAGACTGCGACTCAAGAAAGCAGAGTTCAAACAAAAAGAATTACTAAAAGATAAGTATCTCTACTACGAAGGTAAAATGTCTCAGGAAGACATCGAATCTCGTGGTTGGGCATTTGACCCATATGACGGTCTAAATGTAAACACCAAAAATTTCAAAGAGTATTATTATGATACTGATAAAGAGATTCAAGATTCGGAACTGAAAATACAGTACCTTAAAACCATTATAGATACTCTAGTAGAAATTATAGATAATCTAAAGTGGAGACACCAAACCATTTCCAACATAATCAAGTGGAGACAGTTCGATGCAGGAATGTGACATTACAAAATACCATAACCGCAAAACTTAAAGACCATGCAATGATGCATATTGAGTGCGAAGCACATCAAGTGCCAGAGTTGCGTGATTACTTTTCATTTTATGTCCCAGGCTTCAAGTTTATGCCAATGTATAAGGCAAGGAAGTGGGACGGTAAAATTAAACTATTCAATTCAGTTACTCGTGAACTGGGTGCAGGATTATATAATCACCTGAGAAAGTTTTGCTCAGATAGAATGTATCCCCTGCAATTAGAGGAGACTAAGTATGGTCATCCTGCCCAGAAGAATGGGGTATCTCATATCAATCTAACTAAGTTCATTCAAGAACTTGATTCTCCTTTTGATATCCGTGACTATCAATATGATGCAGTCACACATGCAATCACTAATAAAAGAGCAATCTTACTATCACCTACTGGTAGTGGTAAGTCATATATCATCTATTGCCTATTGCGTTGGTATATGGATAACTATGATAAGCAAGTTATGATTATTGTTCCGACAACAAGTCTTGTCGAACAGATGTACAAAGACTTTGAAGAGTATGGATTTGATGTAGATAAACACTGCCATCGAATCTACTCAGGTAAGGATAAAACCACTGATAAACAGATTATTATTTCTACATGGCAATCTATCTACAAGTTTCCACCTAAATGGTTTGAGAACCTAGGGTGCATCTTTGGTGATGAAGTCCATCTCTTCAAAGCAAAGTCTTTGTCTGGTATCATGAATAAGTGTAAGAATGCTGAGTATCGATTCGGTACTACAGGTACACTGGATGGTACAGAGACTAATAAACTTGTATTAGAAAGTCTCTTTGGTTCTGTACACCGTGTCACTATGACCAAAGATTTACAGGAGAAGGGTGAACTTGCTAAACTAAATATTAAGGTATTGTTACTAAGATATCATAATGATGTCTGTCACATGCTCAAAGAATCTACCTATCAGGAAGAGATGGATTATATTGTAAGATGTGAAAAGAGAAATACATTTATCTCTAAACTGTCTCTGGACTTGAAGGGTAATACTTTGGTCTTGTTCCAGTATGTGGACAAGCATGGTAAGATACTCTTTGACCAAATGAAGAAGATGGGTGGAGAGAATAGAAAGATATTTTATGTATCAGGTGAGGTCGATGCAACAGACCGTGAACAGATTCGTGGTATCGTAGAGGGACAAAAGAATGCAATCATTGTTGCTTCATTGGGAACATTTTCTACTGGGATTAATATTAGGAACTTGCATAACATTGTCTTTGCTAGTCCTTCCAAGTCTCAAGTCAAGGTTCTTCAATCAATCGGAAGAGGATTAAGAAAGTCTGACGATGGTTCGGTAACACAACTGTATGACATTGCAGATGACATGCATATCCGTAAACACAAGAATTTTACCCTAAGACATAGTGCTGAAAGAATCAAGATATATAATAAGGAACAGTTTCCTTACAAGGTATATCCAATAGATTTAAAATGAAGCACGGACTAATGATTGGTGGGTTCGGTGCAAACGCAGGACTCAGGAGAGTATTCAACGACAAGTGGGTAATCTCTAGTCGTAAACTTGACAACTCACCAGACTACTACAGAAGTTTTGGTAATCATAGAGTCGCAACCTATCTAAGAAAGAAAGGTTGGGATATTGAGTGCCTAGACTATACTTTCTATATGTCTGACGAAGAGATTCGTCAATACCTTGATGACCGTATCACAACCAACACCAAGTTCCTTGGTATCAGTTTATTATTCCCACTTGCTTATATTAGTAGAAACCGATTACAAGGAGTAATCAATTGGATAAAAAGAAGTCATCCTCATGTAGTGGTTGTAGTAGGTGGTGTAAAAGCATTTGTCCTTACGGAGATAGGTAATGTAGATTATTACTGTGCAGGTAGTGGTGAGTATGCACTTGAAGCAATACTTGAACACGAAGTCAACGGAGGCCCATCCATAAAGGCAACCATCTGGAAGCAGGGACAATTGATAAATGCTTATCGTGATTATCCTGCTCACCCCAAACCAGACGCACGAATTTCATATGAAGAAAGAGATTATATTGAACCATTCGAGACTCTGAATGTAGAGTTTGCTCGTGGGTGTATATTCAAATGTACCTATTGTTCCTTTCCTTTGATTGGTATCAAAGGTAATATGGATAGATGCCAACAGGATTTGTATGAAGAACTATTAGAGAACTGGGAAAAATGGGGAGTACGAAACTATTACATAACAGATGATACCGTCAATGACCGTGTAGATAAAATGGAAAAGGTTGCAGATGCAGTTCGTAAACTACCATTTCAACCACAGTTTAGTGGATATGCTCGTGGTGACCTTATGATAAGACACGGTGAAAAGACATGGGAAGATATGATTGATATTGGATTTACTGCTCATAGTTACGGTGTTGAAACACTGAATCATAAGTCAGGTAAAGCAGTTGGTAAAGGTATGAACCCAGAGGAAACTAAAGAAGGTTTGCTCAAGATTGATGAGTTCATGAAAAAGAATATGAAAGAAAACCAATACTATTCTGGTTCACTTACTATGATTGCAGGACTACCGCATGAGTCTTTTGCAAGTCTAGATGCAGGTAAAGAATGGTTAAATAAGTATTGGGGACATCATTCCGTGGCATATCTACCTTTAAGAATTAACTCTCCAGAAGAAATTGCTCAATCGACAGAAGCAGAAAACATGGATATAAATAATAGTGATAACTTTTATAAACAAGGATATACATTCGAATATAGAGAACCAGACTATATCGATGACCCCAGAGTTAGAGAAGTTATAAAAGGTATGTTACAGGCAAAACAATATATGTTAGGTACAAGAGGGAAAGTCCCATGGAACTTCTGGGTACATCCTTCTACTGAATATGATTATGTTGATATGCTTCAATGGACATACGAATGGATGGATGACAGAATAGCACAAGGTTCATATGCGACCTATTGTTTTGAAACTAATGTTATTACTGCACAACACAAAGACTATCCTAAAAACATAAAGCATCATTTCAAACAATATCCGTTGAATACAGATGCGACTAACCTACACCAGTTTATTATCGAATATATAAATAAGAAACTAGGTAAAACCGAAAGTAACACAAATGGATAATGAAGATAACACAAAGGATATGGAATATCCGCTAAGACAATTTAAGTTGTCATCAGGTGATGAAATTGTATGTGAAGTCATACAATGGCAAAACGAAGAAGAACTAGAACTTATAATTCGTAAACCAATGCGAATAGGGTTTACTGAAGTTATGGGTGGTATGAAACTTTATTCATTTAGACCATGGATGATATATCAGGAGTCTGAGTCTGAACTACTTGTGTTAAATGAATCACATATTGTAGGCATTGCCCAACCTCAAGAAACTTTAATATGGCAATACAATCAAGCAGTCAAGGATATGGTAAAGA